GTATTTTGTATACTCACCAAAACCAAATTTCCCAATCGGAATGGTTTCTGGAGCAAGTGGTCAAAAAGGTATCAAAATGGCAAAAGATACCGTTACTTATATTACCTCTGGTTTAGTAGATAGAAATAAGGGTTCAATTTTATCATATCTGCATAAGTCAATCAAAGCACTCAATCAACTCCGCATGATTGAAGATAGTCTTGTTATCTACAGATTGTCCCGTGCTCCTGAGCGTAGAATTTTCTATATTGATGTTGGTAATCTTCCAAAAGTAAAGGCAGAACAATATCTGCGTGATGTTATGAACCGCTATAGAAATAAGCAGGTTTATAATGCACAAACTGGTGAGATCAGAGATGATCGTAAATTTATGTCCATGATGGAAGATTTCTGGTTGCCCAGAAGAGAAGGTGGACGTGGAACAGAAATTACAACTCTTCCAGGTGGTCAAAACCTAGGAGAACTTGCAGATATTGAATATTTCCAAAAGAAACTTTATAGAGCACTTGGAGTTCCAGAATCAAGAATTGCGAATGATGGTGGTTTTAATCTTGGTCGTTCTTCAGAAATTCTGAGAGATGAACTTAAATTCACTAAGTTTGTTGGAAGACTAAGGAAGCGTTTTTCAAACTTGTTTAGTGACATGCTGAGAACGCAACTTATTTTGAAGAATGTTTGCACTCCGGAAGATTGGGACAAAATTTCAGATCATATTCAGTATGATTTCATATATGATAACCAATTTGCCGAACTCAAAGAAAGTGAATTGATGAATGATCGCTTAGGAACTCTGGCAACAATTGAACCTTATATTGGTAAGTATTATTCTGTTGATTATGTTCGTAGAAAGATTCTACGACAGACTGATGCTGAGATCAAAGAAATTGACGAACAAATTGAAAAAGAAATTGCCGATGGTATTATTCCAGATCCTAATGCAGTAGATCCAATTACTGGAGAACCATTACCGAGTGGCGATGATTTGGGAAATATTCCAATCGAACCAGATTTAGAAGGCGATAGTGCAATCACCGATGCAAACTTCCAAAAAGACACTAAATCGGCAGAGATATAAATAAAAAATATACCTATACGATTAATTTCATGGAAGATGTTATCGATTTGATCGCCACTGATGCTTCGCCATCAGAAATTAGCGACAAAATTAAGGATGTTTTATTTAATAAAGCAGCTGGAAATATTGAAGATATGCGACCAGTAATCGCAAATTCTATGTTTAATCTTGATGATGAAGTAGAACAAGAGACGGAGGAGTGATGGCAAGAACTTTACTTTTAGCAGATGAAATTTCTGTTCCAGGTGGAACAGGAACAGCAACTAGTTTTACTCAAGCAACTGTTGTTCGTCTTGTGAATAACAATAATTCTGCTGCTGTTGTGTCTGTCGTTGAAACACAAAGTGGAACTGGTGTTGGATCTTTCACGATGCCAGGCAACTCAGTGGAATATCTTGAAAAAACTGCTTCTCACTGTGTGTTTGCAGTAGGCGGCACTGTTCTAGGAGCAAAAGTAGGATTCACCGGATAATCAAATGAAACTTATCACAGAAGAAATTTCAAATATCGAATTCATTACCGAAGGAAAAGGTAAGTGTAAGAAGTGCTACATTGAAGGTGTATTCCTTCAAGGTGGTATCAAAAACCGTAACGGTAGAATGTATCCTACCGAAACACTTGCCCGTGAGGTTAACAGATATAACGAAAGTTTTGTAACCAAGGGTCGTGCTCTTGGTGAACTCGGTCACCCTGACGGTCCTACCGTCAATCTTGATCGTGTTTCACATAAGATTGTTTCTCTCACTCAAGAGGGAAATAATTTTAGAGGAAAAGCGCAACTTCTTGATACCCCAATGGGTAGAATCGCACAATCTTTGATTGGCGAAGGAGTTATGCTTGGAGTTTCTTCTCGTGGTGTAGGTTCGATCAAAGAAGATCATACTGGTTGCAAAGTTGTAGGTGAGGATTTCATGTTGGCGACTGCCGCTGATATCGTTGCCGATCCATCTGCCCCAGATGCATTTGTATCTGGAATCATGGAAGGCAAAGAGTGGGTTTGGGAAGGAGGAATCCTTCGTGAGCAACTTGCGGAAAAGACCCAGAAGCGTATCAACACCCTTGTTGATCAAAAAGCACTTGAGGAGCATAAACTACAATTGTTTCATGATTTCTTAGCAAATCTCTAATAATATAAATAAATACAGATTAATAAATTAATCACATATTCAAATGTCCGTTGGTAGCAATTTACAAGAAATGGAAAACGCAGTAACCAAAGGGGCTGCTGCTGCTGAGCCAATGCAGAAGTTAGATCTGGTTACTCCAGGTCAACCAAGTGTTGAAGATCTTGGCGGCCCTTCCCCTGAAAACTATCGTCCCGATGACGATTCAGCGAAACTTAAGACTCCTAGCCTTGCACAGGTAAAGGATGTCGTTAATAAGGGCGCAAAACCAGCAGAGGCAATGCCCGCTGGAATGAAAGAAGAGTCCGAGGAAGTCGAAGAAGATCAGGAGATCGTTTCCGAAGAAGAAATCACTGAAGACGAAGTAGTTTCTGAAGAAGAGACTACTGAGGAAGAAGTGGTTGCTGAGGCTACCGACGAAACCGAGGAAGAAATCACCGCAGAATTTGACATCGAAGAAGATGTTAATGCACTGTTTGCTGGTGAGGAACTTTCTGAGGAATTCCAAGACAAAGCACGCACCATCTTTGAAACCGCAATCAGATCTAAGGTTGAGGAAATCAAAGAGCAGGTTTATGCACAATATTCAGAGCAACTCATTGAAGAAGTTGCTGCTGTTAAGACTGAACTCACCGAGCGTGTTGATTCTTATCTTGAGTATGTTGCTCAAGAATGGTTAGAAGAAAATCAACTCGCAGTTGAGCATGGTCTTAAGACTGAAATGACCGAATCATTCCTCCAAGGAATGAAGGGTCTTTTTGAAGAGCATTATGTAACCATCCCTGAAGATAGATATGATGTTATCGAGAGCATGGTAGATAAACTAGATGAAATGGAGTCTAAACTCAACGAGCAGATTGACAGAAATGTCTCTCTAAATCGTAGATTAGCAGAGTCAGTTGCTGATGTAATTCTTGCAGAAGTTTCTGAAGGACTTGCAGTCACTCAGAAAGAAAAACTCGCTTCTCTCGCAGAAAATGTTGAGTTTGATAGTGAAGAGACCTATCGTGAGAAACTGGTCACCCTGAGAAATTCTTATTTCTCTGAAGGTGCAACTAGTGCTCAAAGAGAAGCTGCTGAAACAGTTGTAGAGTCGGTTCAAGAACAGACTACTACCGCCACACCTGAAGCTGGTTCCATTATGGAAGCATATCTTCAAACTCTCAGCAGAGTCGCTAAAAAGTGATTTTTAGATCATAAGTAATCAAACTAACAAATTTTAAAGAGGTAAATTCAAATGCAAATGTTCAATTCTGAACAACTGCAGGAGAAGTGGGCACCCATTCTCGACTATCAGGGAATGGATCCAATCAAGGATTCTCATCGTAGAGCTGTCACCGCTATCCTGTTAGAGAACCAAGAAAGAGAGACCCGCGAAGAGCAGTCATTCCTTTCTGAAGCTCCTGTAAACTCAACCGGTTCTTCTGGTTCAGTCGCAGGTTTCTCCGCTGGTGCATCTTCACCAACCGCAGGTTTCGATCCCGTTCTGATCTCCTTGATCAGACGTTCAATGCCTAACCTGGTCGCTTATGACCTCGCAGGCGTTCAGCCAATGAACGGTCCTACTGGACTGATCTTTGCAATGCGTTCACGCTATCAGAACCAAAGTGGTTCGGAAGCATTCTTCAACGAAGCAGACACCGCATTCTCTGGCACAGATTCTTCTGCTGCACAGTCCGAACTCGGTTCTGGTTACGTTTCTGGTTCTGACGGTGCATCCGTTGGTCTTGGCACCACTGCACAGTCTGGCACTAATCCTGGTCTTCTCAGCCCAGATTCAAACGCCACCCAACTTGCTTATAGAGTTGGTCAGGGTATGGATACTGAGGACGCTGAAGGACTCGGTGAGAACAGCAATCACTTCAACCAGATGGCTTTCTCGATCGAGAAGGTCACCGTTACTGCTAAG